TTATTATCTTGCTTGAACCATTTTAAAGGTCTTTTCATTTCGCTTTTTAGTAAATCACTATCTAAATAAAAATTTACGTCAAAATCTGCTTTAATCTTCATTTTCTATCTCCCTTTCCATTTCCATTTCCAATATTTTTTTAAAATATTTTCTTTCAAATTCGCTTTTCTCAATAAAATATTTGATACACTCATAAAATCTTTTGTAATCTTGATATTCTTCGTTTGTCATATCTACAACCTAACCTTTTTTTATAATTTCTCTTGCTTCTTCCACGCTTCTTGCTATCCCTGTAATAGCTCCATATTCTTGCATAGTTTTTAAAAAATGTATCTGTTCTGGTCTGGCTTTTCCTTTTTCGTTTTTGATTTCTAAAAAAATTGCCTTTCCGTCTGACTTTCTAAAACCAAATAAATCTGAAAAGCCTTTTGGAACACCTGTTGAAACAAATCTCCCATCTTCGCTTTTAAAAACACCAACATTGATTCTAAAAATTACTGCAATATCATTAACATTTTTTCTAATTTCATTTTGTATAAAATGCTCTTTCATAGCTACCTCGCTTTATTAGTTTAAATTGTGATTAAGTATCTACTATAGGGCTAACTATCTACCCTCTTAAAAACGTTGATATTTCAATATATTCATTATATATTTTATATATTTAGGTAGATAGTAGATAGTATAGTCTATAAAGTACTAAAGAAAGTATATATATAGAAAGAGGTTATAACACCAACTATCTATTTTTAAAAAATAGCCTTTAAACGTTGTATTTTACAACGTTTATTCAATTTTCAACCCTCTACCTAAACTATCTACCTTAACCACTTCTTGTTCTAAATCCCTAACTGTTACATTTTTATAAAATTTCTTACCTTTCATAGAAACTTTTTCAAATTTTTTAGAAAATTCTACTCCGAATTTTGTTCCACTCATTACATATTGTCCATTCATAATAGCCCAATTTTTATAAGCTTGATAAACAACACCTGCACCGACTTTATAACCTTCTAAAATCATAATACATTCATCTATAAACTGACCTATAGTGTCCATTTCTTGCTTATATAAGCTTATAGAGTTTTTAACTTTTTCAGGTTTTTCTAGTCCATCTTTATGATATTTTTTAAGACCAGCTAAAGCCCAGTTAAGAATGCCTGGAAGTTCTTCTAATAATTCCTCTTTAAGATTTTTATTAATTTTTTTTACTTTAGCATCAAAAGGAATTATATTAAGTCTTCGCCATATTCCATCATCATTACCACGAATTATAGGCTTATGATTAGTAGCCATCCAAATTTTAAATTCAGGAATAAACTCGAATTCATTTTTATATAAAAATCTAGCAGTTACTTTATCGCCACCAGTTAATTGCTTTACTAATCCCTCATCAAATCTCATTCCGTCATTAGGTTCAGTAGTAGTAACAAATCTTGCCCCTTTAAGTCTTGCTATATCGTTATTAGCTCCTTGTTGATTCTTAACCATTAAAGAGCCAGGCTGAATATTTAAAGCATAATGTCCAAATAAAGCACTCATAACTTCTAAAAAAACAGATTTCCCATTAAGTCCATTACCAAAGAGAATAAATAAGCACTGCTCTCTAGTCGAACCTGTAAGAGAGTAGCCAATAGCTTTTTGAATAAATTCAATTAACTCTTCATCTTCTAAAAAAATCTCTCTTAAAAATTTAATCCACTTCGGACATTTTCTTTTAGGGTCAAATTCAGTTCCAGCAATTTTAGAAAAGAAATTATTTTTGTCATGATCCTTAAATAAATATTCCTTTAAGTCTAAAAATCCATTATCAACATTAAATAAGTAAGGATCTAAATCCAACTCATTATTAGTTATAGCTACTTTATGTTGTAATTCTTTAAGCATATTTTCTTTACCTTTTGAGTTTCTAGTATATTTAATATGCTTTAAAAGTGCTTTTTCTTGGTCTTCATCATTAACGAACTTAAATTCATTTTTCATATCTGCAATAACAGTTTCAGCAAGATTTTTTATAATTGAGCTTGAATCTTCTTGCCAAAATCTTGAATTATAAATCATAAAAGACTTATTATCATAGTTATATCTAACAATATCTTCATATTTTTTTAAAAATCTTTCAGCATTTCCTGTATCATCATAACTAAAAAAAGTATTATCACCTATAAAAATTTTAAATTCATCATCTTTTAAATAAACATTTTTACAGTCTTTAATAGCTTTATTTAAAGTCTTTTCTCCATAGGTAAATTCTCCTCTCTTCTCATCCCATTTAGCTCTATAGAGACTACTTTGTCTAAAAATAGCATCCATTTTCTCTTTGTCCTTTGCACAATAATATGCAAGATAATTACAAAATGCCATATCAGCTTCAGACTGACTGCTGTAATTATGATTATTTATAAATAAATTGTGGAATTTTTTATTTTTAAGTGCGACCTCTAGTATTTCATCCAATTCTAAATTAGAATTAAAATTAGGACTATTTTTTTCGATTTCAGAGCTACCTATATATTTCTCAAATAAATCAATTACCTCTTCAGTACATTCATTAACATAATCAATATTAGATAAAGAATTTCCAGTCATAACAAAGAATCTACCTGATGAATACATTTCAACATTACTCTTACGTCTTCCACCTTCTGGTAGTTTACCTTTACAGATAAAATGAACTCCTTTTCCACTTTGAGAAAATTCTCCGTAAGTTTTTAGACTATCAGCAAATTCACTTATAATATTTTCATCAATTCCTTGCTTAAATAATTCAACATCTTCATCTATCTTATCAATATCAATTCCGAAAAAAGGTTCATCAAAGAAAAAGCCGATTCCGTTACAGCCGAATTTATCTATATTATCTACACAGATTTCATAAGTATTCCATGTGGACTTATCGTTGGACTTTGCAAATTCTCCTGTTAGTCCATTTATAGGTATTTTGGTATTTTTACCGTCTCTTTTTACAAGACGGTAAAGACACCAGTTACTATACTCTTTTAGTTCTTGAGGTATTTTCTCATACATTTTTTACTCCTAGAATGGTATTTCTTCGTTATTAGCTTCAGGGAATGTTCCAAAAGGTGCATCAAAACCAGAAACATCCCATTTGCTTATACTTTCATAAGTTTTTCCATTATATTCATGATGTTTAACTGTTACCTTACAATTCTTTCCTTTGTAATCATCAAGTAACTCATTTAAAGTCTTGTATTCTTTACCATTTAACAACTTACAAGCTTTTCCTATTGAGTTAAACTCTTGTAATGAATAGTTATTAGTTTCTTTTCTTTTCCACATTTTATGGAAAATTAGTCTCTTTCCATATTTTTGAGTTGCTATATCATCTCTAACCTTTAAAGTTAGTTGAATATGCTCTTTACCTGCTTGAGTTAAAGCAACCTTTGCATCATCAATAACAACTTCATAATCTCCTTCTGGTAATAAATCAAAACTTTGACAATCATTGAAATCCATTTTAAACATAATTTTTATTCTCCTTTAAATTAATTTTAATATTTTGCCTAAATAGTAGGCTCTACCTGGCTTATAATTATTATCTATACACCAGTTTCTAAGTTCTTTCATATTTTTACATTCTTTCCAGTCTTTAGTATTTAGTCTAAAACTAAAATCATTTTCTTTAATTTCTTTAAGTTCGACTGTAGTATCAATTTCGACTTCCTGTTCTGCTCTAAACTCAAAGCCACAGCATGGACAAATTAAGTATTTTTTATCTATCGCTGCGAAACATTCAGGGCAAGTCTTCGGATTATCTTGTAATTTATTTTCTCTTTGTTCTTTTGTCTCTCCTTCTAAGCTCCACTCCCTCTCTAAATTAGGCAGTCCAAACCTTTCAACATTTCCAACACAGTCAATAATAGTTGCAGTTTTATTTGGTCTATATCTCATAGATCTCATTGACTGTTGAATGAAAAGTGATAAAGATTTTGTTGGTCTAAGTAAAATAACAACTTCACAGTCTGGAACATCAAATCCCTCTCCTATAAGGTCAACATTGCAGAGGATTTGAATTTTACCTTCCCTAAAATCTTTAATTATGGACTCCCTTTCTTTCTTCTCTGTCTTAGCATCTAAATGAATAGCTTTTATATTTGACTCACAAAATTCATTAGCTATTTTTTTACTAAACTCTACATTAGGGCAATAGCAAATGGCTTTTTTACCTTTTGCAAGTCTTTCATAAGTTTTTAGAACATCAGAATAGATTATCCTATTCATTGTTAAATCAGAAACTTTATAATCTCCATGAGTAACTTTTAGATTATGAGTATTTATAATCTCTGGTGCAAAGTATCTAAAATTAGCTAAAAAATTATTTTGTATTAGCCAGTTTACTGACTTTCCTATA